ATGATGTGTACTTCTATTATTTCTTATTTTTTCCTATTATTTCGGTTATCACAATTACGCCAAGATTACGCCACAAAAATTATGGCTTCATTTAGACAACGCAACGACACATGGCGAGCCGAGATAAGTGTAAACGGAATTCGCGAAAGTGCAACCTTTGATACAAAAGCACAGGCTAGGGCTTGGGCCTCAAAACGTGAGACTCAGTTACGCGAACAATCGCATGGCAAATTACCAGATCACTCTTTTTTAGAAGCTATTGAGCGCTATCTAAATGAAGTGAGTGTTAAAAAGAAAACTCATGAGAATGAAGTCAAGCGAATGGCTTTCTTCAAGCGTGAGTATAAAAAGCTATGTCAAAAACAATTGGCAAAGGTTACTACTGACGATTTAGTACAGTGGCGGGACTCCCGGTTAAAAGAAGTTCAGGGCGCTACTGTCAGACGTGAAGCAAATATTTTAGCTTCTCTGTTTACTGTTGCCCGGAAAGAATGGAAATGGATTAAAGAATCGCCTATGGCAGATTTAACTTTGCCACCTCCATCTAAGCACCGAGATAGACGTATTACCCAAGATGAAATTGATAGGTTATGTCTTGCCGCAAATTGGGATAACAATGTCCCGGTAAACTCTACCCAGCAAATTATTATTGCTTTCCTATTCGCTATTGAAACTGCAATGCGTGCCGGGGAGATTATTGGCTTAACTTGGGATCGTGTCTATTTAAAAGATAGATATCTTGTTTTGACTGAAACAAAGAATGGTACTAAGCGAAATGTACCTTTATCTAAACGAGCAGTTGAATTGCTGACATTATTAAAAGGCTTAGATAGAAAACAGGTGTTTACTTGTAATTCTCAAAGCTTTGATACGCTATGGCGTAAATTACGAGATAGATGTCAAATTACTGACTTGCACTTTCATGATACCCGGCATGAAGCATGTACACGACTTGCAAGGAAATTAGAAGTTTTAGACTTAGCTAGAATGATTGGGCATAAAGATTTAAGAAGCTTAATGATTTACTACAATGCTACTGCAAGTGAAATTGCAACGAGGCTAGATTAGCCCCGTTTGCGTGGTCGTCCTCTTTTAGGTTCATCATCAGACCGTTCTTTTAACCAGTTTGAAATTTCTGCCAAATTCCAACGTCTCCCTTGACCACAATTAATAACAAAGCGTGGTTTCGGGAAGTTTGGTTGGCAGCAAACTGCTGCCTTAAAGTGAACATCTTTATAGCCTAAATATTCTGCCGCTTGTAAATCATTAAGCCAAATTTCTGATGGTGGTAACGCTACAACAAAGTTACTACCAATATTCGCTATTGCAGTCATTTCACCCCTCCTTACTTTCCGCTTTCATAAAAGTAATCCAATGTGTATTGCTGCGTTTCCCGCTAATGTGGCCAAACAATGGTTTTTGGTCAGTCAGTTCTAAAAGTTCACTTACTTTGATCTGTGTTTCATTCCATTTGAAAATTAAAACACCACCATTGGCCAATACTCGAAAGCACTCTGCAAAACCTTTGCGAATATCTTCACGCCAATCTTCTGACAACTTTCCATACTTGGCAGCTAACCAACTTTGTTTTCCAGCTTTAACTAGGTGGGGAGGGTCAAACACAACTAGAGTGAATTGTCCATCCTTAAAAGGCATGTCGCGAAAGTCCATCATCACATCTGGTTCAATCACTAAGGAACGACCATCACACAATGTATGTTCCTCTTTTCTGATATCCCCATAAACTACATTTGGATTGTTCCGGTCAAACCACATCATACGAGAGCCGCAACATGGATCTAAAATTTGTGCATTCATCCCTCAGCTCCCGATTCAACATCCAACAACATGCTGCCTTCCTCTGGATATTCGGTCATCCAAAAGTAATAGCCTTTGCCACTGTGCCCATCTTCAAAAAATTTAATAGTTAGTTCAGTTTCAAGTTGATCTAAATCATTTTCACCATCTGGATTTACAAATTCGAGAAGGCTTTTTAATTGGTGACCATTAAGAGTTATGCTCATTGTTCAGCTCCCGATTCGCTTTTAACTAATTGCTCGATAAATTCAGCCAATTCATTAGCGTCAATGATTGGCAAATCTGGATGAGCATCTTCTACAGCGAATGATTTAACCGCTACCCAAGATTGAATTTTATTAATGATTTCATTTGGCACCGCCTGAGCTTTGGCTTTTTCTTGCCATGCATACCAAGCTCCATTGATAAATGATTCTGCACATGAGTTGAATGGTAAGTCGTAAAAATCACCATTAAAATGAGATTTTTCCTCATTCAGTATTTCTGCAATTTCCGAAAGCTTCTCAAAAGCCTCTCTTTCCTTATTCAAATCTGTCATGTCGTCACCCAATTACTGTAAATTTAAAATTCTTTAAGTTAATAGCAGTCATCTTGTTGCAGTGCTGACACTTGGTTCTTGCTCTTTTCTTAAGCTCATCAAGGTCTTCACTAATCTGCTTTTTCTGCTCTGTAATCCTTGCTTGCTGGCTGGACCAATACTTCATAGTGTCTTTGATCCACATCACAGGATTTACTTTTGCTCCGCACTTCATGCATGTAAGTTCTAAAGCTTTAGTGTCAATCTCTACTTGTGCATGCTGACACTTACGCAGATTTGTTCTTGGGAAGGGCACTACGTTTTCTTCGACATTCAAGACGATGTGATCTTGAAAAGGGTAGTTCATATTCCCTCTGTATTCTTGATCTGTCATGCTGCCACCTTCAAAGTTTTAATTGCGTCATCTATAGCTTTGTTGAATTTACGAACATCTTGCTCTAATGCTTCGATAGCCAAGTCTTTAGCAAAGACGCGAATAATAATGATCTGTAGTCCTTCTGGCAGACGTGGGTCATAACTCACAAAGTCACACCATTCACGACGAGTACAAGCCAATTGACTAGTGATTTGAGGGATGTGCTCATCTGGTACTTGCTTGGTCAGCAGGGTATTCAAATGCGTTGTAGTGTCTGGGCACTTAACTTCAATTTGACCTTTATCACCCACAAGCCCATCAGGGGAAGCCCCAAACATTTCAATGAAAGGGTGGTCAATTAAACCTGTTCCAACTACAAAGTTGCCTGTCTCATTTTCATAAGCTGCAATTGCATGAGGCTCGTTGTCGATACCCCATTGCATTACTGAATTAGTTGGGATTTCCTTCTGAACGCCAGTGAGGCGCTCAGCTAGAATTGTTAAACCCAGTGCATTTAAAGCTTTACCTTTATTAGGCTTTGCATTTAAATCCTTTACACGGCTTGCTGTGACTTTGCCACAGCGTTCTGAATGCCAATCTTCACTACGCTGGAGAATGTTCATACACTTGCCCTTGTGGTTGATCAGCATGTTGTGCTGCTTCTTTCAATGACGCACTATGTTTAGTCCAGAAGTATTTTTTGCAGTCACCTTGCGGTAATTCAGCGTAGCCAGTTTGCAAAGCTTCTGTACCTTCCATGGCCAAAGCGCGCATGTTGTCTAAATGTTGCTGCTCATAAGCTTCATAACCTTGAGGAAGATCTGAACTAACGGTCTGAACGGTAGGGATATGACAATCATCAATACGACGAGCTTCGTCTTCGTCATAAATACCTGAGAATCCAAAAGCAACACGGGCACATTGAATTAAAGCCTTATGACGTAGCATCCGTTTTGGGTATTTTTTCCAAGGTTCTGAATTACCCTGACATTCAGACAAGTATTCAGTTACAACAGTAGGGTGGTTACGGTCTTTACGGAAAATCTTGCATGTGCATGACTCATCATCTTGTTCAAACTGGATACCATCACATACAGGATTGTCATTAATAATGCGTGCCCATCCATCAATACCAACAACTGGTGTGATGCCGCCACCTTTGGCAGGGAATGCATAAATTTCTTTTGTAAAAGGATTTAGCTTGTACTGGTTTGCAACAATTAATAGAGAAAGAAATTCATCATTTGTTGCTTTCTTAAATACTGTATTAACAAGAGTATTTGCTAACTCAGCAGGATCAACATCTTGCATATTAAAAGCTGATGCAATCTTGCTAACTTGTGACAAAACAATATTACTCATCTTTTAATCCTCAAAAATTAATAGATACATGTGGAACTAAGCCTTTATTGATGGCTTGCAAAATCTCTTTTCCTTTTGCTTCATCAATACCCAAAGCCAATAAGCCTTTAAGTGCTTCATTACAGATTTTTTTACGATGTGCTTGGTTAGCTTGGCGCGCTTCTTCTGCTTGGCGTTCGGACTCTAGCTTCACAGCTTGTTCAGCCTCAATACGTTTACGTTCTGCTTCGGCAGCATGTTGAGCACGCAATTCAGCAGCTTCTTTTTCAGCCTTTAATCGAGCTTCGCGTTGTTCTGCCTCAGCCTTTTCACGTTGTACACGTTCAGCTTCAAAACGTGCTTTTTCTTCCGCCTCACGGGTCGCTTTTTCGGCAGCTTCACGGGCAATCTGAGCCTCACGTTCTTGTTGCTGGCGAAGTATTTCAGCTTGGCGAAGACGCTCTAATTCAGCCTGCTCGGCTTCATGTTTTTCACGAGCAACAAGAGCTGTACGAAGTGCTTCAATAGTTTCAAATTTTGCAAGTTTTGCTTCCTGCTCATATTCATCAAGAGATGAGTCAACAACTAAACTCTCTAGGGAGTCGATAGCTTTTTTGATTTCCAGTGATGGAAGATCAAAACAAAGACCATACATAACTTTGATATTTGAAATAAACTGGCTATGCTTCGCTACACGGTCTTTCTCAGCTTGCTCCCAAGCATCACGAGGCGCTAAAACCTCATCACGTAATAAATCAAACTTCTTAACAATTGAGATTCGATCATCATCAATCACTTTGATTTGAGCTTTTTGTTCAGCTACTAATTCTTTTCCACATTTCTCAATAAGAGTTTTTGACTTACTGATTTTCAAAGCAAGCGAACCAATCGCATCACGGCCTTTCTTAGTGCTTACATCTGGCACATGAGAACGAACTTCTTGAGCAATACGTTCATACAATTCATCTGTACCACCACGTTTAGCGAAAGCCGCTACAATTACGTTTTGTTCTAATACTTGTAATTCATTAACTTGTGTATTTACTGGCGCATTCATAATCTTCTCCTAATTCTTTTCTACTGGACGTTGTTCTAATGACAACTCCCAATCTGAAATTGTTTTTCTTGGTTTATTGCCAAAGAAGTGAAGGTATTCATTTGAAGGCAGCCACTTACCGTAAGTCATTGGCACAGGTGTAACATCAAAACCAAAAATATCCCCATTTGAATCTTGTGCAATGAATTGAACTTCTTCAGGTGCTTCCGACCAATCGTATTTAGTCTCCATCACCCACCTCTCAACTCTTTTCTAATTTCAGTCAACCGTTTTAACGTTTCACTTAAGTAGGCGATTTTTGTCTTAATAGAAAACTGATCACCTAGCTCTAATTGGATTTGTTCAGTACCTCGGCCCACATAACGCAAGTGAATCCAATTGCCACCGTCAGTGATTACTGTGTCTTCCTCACTAGAAAGTGGGAGCAGGGCATTTACAGAATCTTTAATAAGAGCTTGAAGTCTTGAAACTTCAATAATTTCAGGATGTGCATTCATAACATTCACCATGGAGCGCTTAAATGCGCTCTCTAATCCCTGATTCGATAAGGTCTTTAATTTCAACCACGTCTAAACGATCAACGTAAGCCAAAACCTCGCCATCTTCGTCATAAACGCGAATGTCTTTAATCTCGTTAATTTCAACTTCACGCCAAGCTTGATAGCCGTTGCCATCAATTGAGTACTGAGCATCAAAATCAACTTCTAAAGTGAACTTTTCATTTGCAGTTTGAAGTACTGCTTGTTCATTTACAGGGTCGATTGATTCAACTTTGAAAGGAGCCGCAACCGTTACAGGTTCTTTGTTAGCAGGGGTGAAGGCATAAGCAGCAGTTAGAGCACTAACTACTCCTACGAATCCCATGGATTTGACTATGTTGGCTTTTATGTTCATACTTATCTCACTCTTTGAGTAGCCCTGCATCCGCCAAGATTGTTCAGGGCTTTTTAATATTCGGTAGAGTTATGTTCAACTAATTGAACATTAATGTCAATACTTTGTTCAATAAATTAATTAAAAATGTTCAATATTCTGAATTCATGCTTTAATAGGCAAAAGAAAACCCACACGGGGTGGGTTATTTGGAGGGTGATAACGCTATGAAGAGAGAATGCTACTTGCAGGCATGATGCTTGCTATATTTCCCAAAATTTCAGCCTCGCGCTTAAAATGATCTTTGTTGACTCTATCCTCAAGAATAATCTGAAACTCAGCATCATTTTGAAGATTCTGCACATCAAACATTTTTCTGAGTAACTTTCCTGTTTTTTCTGCCTCAGGTTTTGCATAATCAATAAACTTAGAGCCACATTGGTAGTTAAAATCATAAGATGTGCCCGTATGGCCAATTACTTTTGGTTTTAAGATTAAGTTATCTTTTCCAAATTTATAGAGCAAAAAGGTTTCAATTTCAGAAAGGATTTCTTCCAGTTCTTGGTCAGCAGATGGTTTGGCTTCATAGGAAGTTAGTCTTCCAAGCACATTTAAATAATGACCTATAGCAAACTCCAAATCCTGAACACCAGCTTTACACCAGATGCGATGTTTTTCAAATCTAATTAAGCCATTTGTATGGGTGTTTCTCACCAATCGAGAAATAATATTTTCAGTTTTTTCAGGCTGAGGTAGGCAATCACTCATAGCATGAAAATTTAAGCTAAAGTCATTTAAAATAATTTTATTATTATTTTGCGAAATAAAATAACATGCCGGCTTTCCGGACGAAAAGGTCTGGGGCGTGGTTACACATAGATGCTCATCATCAGCATGATAGACATGAAAACCAAGCTTCTCGATTGAATCTTTTATACTTGAATTCATTAGAATAGCTCTCCTATAAAAGGTTCATATTTATTACCAAAACACTGCAAATTGGTCTGTCTTTCAAATTCTGAAAGCCACTGAAACCATGTCCAATTATCAGTATCTCTATCATAGCCTATCGTTTGTGTGGCCTTCAATAAATGAGATCCGTGTAAAGTTAAGCCTGGCTCCCTGTGGGTTGGGTGCTGAAGGTCAAATGGAAGCACTTCAATTTGAAGCACTATGTTTTCTACATTTAGATGACGTACTCGAAGGTCTAGGGAGTGTCGCATGAACCCCGGTGTCTTAATACTCCTAAAAACAACAGAGGCGCCAGGTATTGTCGCTCCCGTATCTAGCCTAAAGACTTGGTTTGCACGAAAATGGATGTAATCAGAGCCCGGCTCATGTGAAAAATCAATATCATCATAAACACATTTTGTTTCTTGAAGAATTTCAAGCATACGCTCTTTAGATATTGAATATTCTCTTCCCATTACCCCCCCCCTTAATGCTCTCAATTAAAATATTTGGATAACTATCAATCCCATGTTAATTAAATCTTTTACTGTAATACAGGGTGTTGCTGGAGATGTCTAAATTCACCTCTTCAAGCATTGCATTCCGTACATTGTCATTTAAATCTAAAAAATTAAAACCCATGTTCTTCTCCACCCGATCTGTTGTTAAGACTGTGTCGGGTTCACAGTTTATTAATCTTTGGTGTTATTAATTTTCTGGCCTAGCTTTCCTTCTTTTACCAACTGCACGACCTGCTCATTAGTAAGCACAGGAATAAAGACTTTGTCGCCAATATCTTTAGAAAGAATCTTTACTTCTTCGGCTGTTAGCACCAAAGCTTCACCATGTTTCGCAGCATCATTGATGCGAGCAATAATCTGGTTGATTGGTAGTTTTGCGTTATCCAATTCCATTCTCCTTTTTTAACCTGCACGCCAAAATTGGCGACCCATAACTTTAAAATTCAATCCATTTTGCTCCGTGACTTCACGATCTCTGTATTTAGGATTTAGGCTGTGCAGAATCAGTTTCCCGCCTTCTTCCTTGAAAATCTGCTTAATCATGCCTTCACCCTCAAAGTAAACAGCATAAATTTGACCATCAATAATGTCGGTTTGGGATATATCAATGCCAACCAAATCCCCATCCTCAATCTTGTCCGCCATACTGTCGCCTTTAGCCTTGATGATGCGCATGCAATCAGGATGAACATTTTTTTGTTTAAAAAAACTAGGTGGGAATGGCTGTTTTCCATTGATCACATCAAAGTGAAACTCTATAGATTCTCCTGTGCCACAAGAAAAACTTGCCTCTACCACATCAATCCAGATAAATCCATCATCCCCACCATACTCAACTACTGACGCGCTTTGAATATCATTCACATCAAATGATGATTCATCTTTCTTGGATAGGCCGTGCTTATCCATAAATTCTTGCATGTTGAAGTTGGTTAAATTTTGTTTTTCTTTTCCAGTAAGAATCCATCTGGATGTTGTTTTTAATGCGGTTGCTAGCGCCTCAATGTGCTTTGCGCTCGGATTATTACTTCCATTTACCCAACCAGAAACAGTTCCTCTAGCAGCGCCAGTGAGCCTCATTAAATCCGCTTGAGATAACTTTAATTCAGCCATTCGAGATTGAATGCGATCAGAAACAGAATTATCCATCGTTCAAAACCTTATATCAGATGTTCAAAATTATGAACAAGAAGTTTGACAAATGCTTGAACATGTTGTTCAATAAGTTGAATTAATATGTTCAGGAATTTGAATATGAATGTAGAGCATTTGAGGGAGTTCTACGGTGTAGAAAATAACTCTCAACTAGCCAAGAAAATCAAAAAAGCACGCTCAGGTATTACCAAATGGGAGCAAGAAGGCATACCACCAAGAACGCAAGCTGCCTTTGAAGTATTAACAAATGGAAAGCTAAAGGCTGACCGTCAAGCATTAACTGCCTAGGAAAAACCATGACTAAACGTAAACCAAAGAAGGATGCGTCTATCACCATCCATATGCCAACAGACCACAAAGAACAGTTGTCCTCATTGGCTGAAATGCTACGAGCAGGACAGGGTGCAAGTGAGTATGTGTACGAAACGTTAATCAAGCCTCATCTCCAAAAATTGAAAGCTGAGACGAAGATTAAACAAAAGATTTTCGGCTTAACAGAGAGCGATAAAAACCATGAGCTGCATTCAGATTTATCAGTGCGCTCAGAAACAGCAGACATTAAAAAAGCCTGATTTCGTGGATCAGGCTCAATGTTCAATCGGAGCAAACCATATGAACTATTCAATATTAGCAGACATTGAACTAAATCGGAAGATTAGTTTGTTTCAAAAAGCGGTTGAGGCTTATGTGCTTAATCGAACTCTCGAAAACTCTATGGCATTGGCTAAAGCGAAAGCTGAATTAGCTGCATTTGTATTGAGAGGTGTTTGATGGGTGCATTGAAGCAGGCTGAAATTATTCCAATTTCAAAAGGTAGGGACAAGATGACAGACAAGTTCGAAAAGGGCTATGTGATGTCTAGTCGTCTTTATCGTAGTGATGTGCGTCCATTTCTTAGTGATGCAGCACGTAATGTGTATGCTGAACTGGAAGACCGCATCAATGGTTTTAAAGACAAAACTACTGATTTTGTAAGTTACTCTCAATTGCAGGGCGGCAAGCTTGAAGGTTCTAAAAAACTAAGCACCACTACAGTTCGTAAAGGCCTAAAAGAATTAACCGATTTAGGCGTTGTAACTGTTGTTAGTTCTGATTCAAGAAAGGGTAATGAATACAGAATTAATGAGGTGTCATTAGTCGAGCACTTTAAAAACTGCAATACCACTTTAGAAAGTAAAGCACTACAGAAAGTAAAGCGCGAGCACTTTACTAACGAAAGCGCCAGCACTTTAGAAACTAAAGACACAATAGAATTATATAAAAATATTTATAGAGAGGAGAGCACACAAGAAAATCCAGTTGATGAAGTTCTGAATATCTGGAAACCAGATTTACAACAATTGAATTCTTGGATGCAAAGATCAGGTTTACCAAAAATCAATCAAGCTCAAGTTGAAGAATTACTACTTGAAATCAATCCTCACTACGAAAGCAAAATTCACACTGGCGCAGTAACAAGCACACAGATGTATTCAAACTTTGTGAAGTGGGTAAAACGTGATTTCAAACTTGTTGAAAAACTTTTCAAACAAGCAGAACAAAACAACACTCAAGCAATCAATCCTGAAAATCTCGAAACAGAAATGGGGGATTGGTAATGTCGAATATTCATAACATCCCTATGGAACAAGCAGTTCTTACAGCATTGATGACTGTAGACAAATCATTTGATGTTGTAAGTAACGATCTTGATGTTGAGTGTTTCTTTCCAGAGCGCCATAAGCAAATCTTCCAGGCTATTGCTGACCTTGCTAACGAAAACAAGCCTTATGACTTCGTTATGGTTGAGCAGCAGCTTAAACAAAAAAACGTAATTCATTTGATGGGTGGTTCTGAATACTTACTTCAAATGAGCAGCGAAGCGCCTTCAAGCTTTTACAACCTGGAGTCTTATGTTGCAGAACTAAACAAGTTCAAGGCACACCGTGAAGTTGAGCATATCGGGCAAAGCATTGCAGAGATTGCTAAAGACTTAACAATCCCTGATGTTCACATTGCAGCAGAAAGCATCCTGGATGGGAAGAAAACGTCAAACGATGTTGAGAAGACTAGCTTCACATTTGAAGAGGCTTTGAATCGTGCTACAGATCGTTTAATCCAAAAGGCTGAGGCTAAAGCTAACAAGCAGTACACAGGCGTAAAGTTTAACTTAACTCACCTGGATAACCTTGTTGGATTAATTCAAAAAGGACACTTCTGCATCGTGGGTGGTCGTCCTGGTTCAGGTAAATCAACTCTAGCTCAAATGTTAGTTATTCAGACAGCAGTGCGATACAACGAGCCTGTATTGGTTGTATCTGCCGAAATGGATGTAGAGACATTCACAAACCGCTGTATCTCAGCTTTAACTCAAATCCCTTATGACAACATTCATAACGCTGAATTATTTGATGGGATGTTGGCTCAATTTGCAGATGCTCAAAGACGATTCAGTTCTTTGCCAATCCATATCGAAGATAAGCAAAAGCCGACAATTGCAGAAATACATTCTTGGGCTCGTAAAGCTAAGCGCAAATACAAAAGACTAGGATGCATCGTTATTGATTACCTTCAATTGGTTCGTGACCCAAGTAAGAAAGACCGTTACCAGGAAGTAAGTTCAATTAGCCGTGATTTAAAAGCACTTGCTAAAGAGTTTGATTGCCCAGTTATCGCATTAGCTCAGCTTAACCGTGAGTCTGAGAAAGGCAAGCGACCTAAAGCATCAGATCTAAAAGAATCAGGTCAGATTGAACAAGACGCAGATCAAATCATCCTGGCGAATCCAATCATTGGTGAAGACGACCTACCGTCAGGTGTCACCGAATTAATCGTTGCTAAAAATCGTCATGGCAAGAAAGGCGTAGTTCGCGTTATGGACCGCTTAGATATCTGCCGTTTTGTGACTATTCGAGAAGAAGGAATGGCTGCATGAAAACTTTAAATAGAACAAAGAAATTGAACTTTGATGACCAGCTTAGCTTACTCGTGTTTGGCTGTCATGCATCAGCGCCTTTCAGTGTCAAAGACGTGAAGGAATCAGTGTTTGATTTCAATCGAGGAACCATCCACAGCAATCTTCAAAAATTTGTTGAATGGAAATATTTCGAACGTGTTGGGAAAAATCATTACAAGGCAACTCAATACGCAAAAGACATCCTGAATGTTAAAGGGGAGCTGAAAGCATGATCGAATTTGTAGATTACAACGCAATGATGAAGCTGCGTAGAGCGTACAACCTCGGCACTCGCAATAAAGAAACAAGAGCAGCAGCGAACCTCTATGAGAAATTAAGAAAGCTGAAAATGCTAGACCAGTTTAAGCAGGAAGCCATGACTAAACGTTACAAGGAGGCGGTATGAAACGATTAAACGTACTAGTCGCATGTGAATACTCTGGTCGTGTTCGCGATGCTTTTGCTGCTCTTGGTCATAACGCTATGTCTTGCGATTTATTGCCTACAGAGGCCCCAGGTAATCACTATCAAGGTGATGTTCGGGATGTTTTGCATGAAGGTTGGGATTTATTAATTGCACATCCGGAATGTACTTACTTAACAAATGCTGGTGTATGCCACTTGCATAAAGATCCAAGTCGCTGGCCTAAGCTTTTTGAGGCTGCTGAGTTCTTCAAGCTCTTCTTAAATGCAACTCATATTCCAATGCGAGCAATTGAAAACCCAATCATGCACAAGTACGCAAAAACGCTAATTGGTGGTGTGCAGCAAAGCCAGGTTATTCAGCCGTGGATGTTTGGCCACACAGAGCAGAAAGCTACTTGCCTTTGGTTGGAGGGGTTAAAGCCATTAATACCAACCAACAACGTCAAAGAAGAAATGATGTTGCTGCCAAAGAATCAGCGCGAGCGACTTCATTACTTGCCACCTGGACCAGATCGCTGGAAAGAACGCTCAAGAACTTACCCAGGTGTTGCAGAAGCTATGGCCTTGCAATGGGGTGGAGATGTTCGCCATTTAGCTATGAGGGAAGCAGTATGAACAAGAAAAAGGAGCCAGCCATGAGTAAGTTTAAAGTCGGGGATTGGATAGTGCGTACAGACAAACGCACTGAATCTATCTATCAAATTACAAGTATTCAGGAAGGCCTAATCAAATGCACTTTCAAAAAGAATGGTGAAGACTGGAGGCTTCATACAACCAAGGGTGAAATCGAACATGCAACACCAGAAGAAATCGCATTAGGCCACCGCATTGATAACTGCAAAGCTAAGGATGTTTGAGATGGATAAATCAAAACAAGTTCTTGTTTGGCGAGATGGGAAACACGTGGTTAAAACGCTACCGCTTAGTTATGGCGGTCGAGTTGGGCGAACCACTACAAATAATAAAGAGGCGTTTGATCTTTATAAACGACTTGTCAGTACAGCTAAAGAGGTAAAGGAGCATGCTTAATATATTTAAATCTTGCCCTGTTTGCCAAGAACAGCATGATCAGTGCTTAACGTGCGCCTCATATGTTGTGGACGGCGAACGTATTTACTATGAAAAACTGAAGGATTTTGGTGCAACTCAAGATCATGAATTACGTTTTATACAGCGCATTCAAAAGCATAGAACAACAGCATTTTTTCATAAGGGAAAGTTGTATATACCAAGTCGACAAGGTAGATCAGTTCCTTTAGCAATTGGCCTGCAATGGGAGGCTTGGCAAGAGCAGCAAGCGAAAGTGGAAGAGTTGCAAAAGCGGGTGGATGGATTGATAAAAAAATGGAAATCTGAGTCTGAATATTATGACAGTATTGCCAGTGAAGATTGTGTGGCAAATACACTAAATGAATGTATTGATGATTTAGAGAAAGCGCTCAAGGGGGAAGGACAGTGAACTTTGATAATGAAATGATTAAAGGTATTTCTCAAAGTGAGTTTGAAAAAGCTTTTGCAAAGCAGATGATGAAAGATCGAGTTTCTGATCAGATGCAAAAAGATATGGAAGCTCTTCAAAAACTTAACAGTGGCAATTATGTGATTGTGCCAAAAGAGCCAACTCAAAGAATGCTAAACGCTGGTCATGTCGCAATGAATCCTATCAAAGGGTCAGACGTCCATTCAGGGACTAATCAGAAGCGTCGTGAGTGCTACAAGGCAATGTTAAGGGCTTATCAGGAGTACGGTGACCAATGACCACATTCAAAGAGGCTCAAATCATCATTGGCATCGATCCTGACTTGGAAAAGTCGGGAGTTGCCATTCTAGGGAATGATCTTCAACTCAAAAATCTAACTTTTCCTGAAACTGTTGAGCTATTCAGAAATGAACAGGACAGCATCAAAAAGGTTGTGATCGAAGCAGGCTGGGAAAATAAGAAAGCAAACTTCAGAGTAGGTGGTGGTCACTCAAAACAAGTGAACGAGCAGATTGCTAGACGCGTTGGGATGAACCATGCAACAGGCATCTTGTTAGCAGAAATAGCACAGGCTTTAGGCTTAGCAGTCTTACTGGTGAAGCCTACTAAATCAAAACTCAATGCAGAGCAGTTTAACAAGATTACAGGTTGGCAAGGGCGTACGAATCAAGAGCAGCGTGACGCAGGCATGTTGATCTGGGGAATGCAAGGGAAGAAGGTGGCGTGATGGTCTTTTACGAAGTTGGGACATACGAACAACACGAAGAAGGTTTTCATGCTTTCTTTCGCACTCGATATGAAGATAAAGCTGAACAAGTCAAAGCATGGGCAGAGGAGTACCAAGCTAAGACACCTGAATGGCCTACAGGTGAGACTGATGAAAAGCAGATTCAATATATGGATCTTGTTCGAAAAATTGATGATGAATTTGCGGAACTGATCGGTAAGAAGTTCCCAATCTCAAACTATTCAAAAGACATGTACTCAATACTTATAAACAAAGCAGAATTAGACGATTAGGGTGATGGTATGAATGCGGCAGTAAATCACATTATGCAAACAACGGACTGGACTAAATACAGTCTAGAAGAATGGCTTTATCAATTTGGGGCTTGGATGTACTCAAATTCTGGAACTTGTGGGAAGAGCATAAACCCGATTGCTGTCGCTATGGATCAGGCTGCTAAGAAGCGCAAGCAGGAGGTGAAAGGTAAAGAGCAGATCATGGCTGATTGGCTGTGTTCAGATGATCCAGTTATCCCTAAAGGTCGTGGGCGTATAACATGTGAAATCACAGACAATGAAGCGCGTGCAGTTCAACGCCTTATCCTAGATATGCAAGGGCAATCAGAAGTGTTAGATGGTTGGCTTGAAATGGTGATATTTCGCTACTGCTATTCAATGCCCTTATCTAGACTTGTCACGCCATATGCAACGCTAATGGATGTTAAGTTTGACATTAAGTGTGGATTAGCAGCTATGCATGCTAGATACCCATTTATTGCTTACAAATCAAAAATAGCTTCATGATTATTGACGTGACGTCACTAATGTTATATATTCATGGTACAGTGGTGCGAAGTGTAAGTAAGGCATCACTGGATTAGTTAGTAACCCTTGCAACATAGGCAAGAAGGCGAAACTAGATCAAAGCCTGTCATTAAGTTGATGGGCTTTTTGCTTTTATGCCCTACAAGCTTAGAACATTGGATTCCGATGTGCTGGACTGGATTGCTAGTCGATGCTTAAACGTAGGGCTATTTTTTTGGAGGTTCACATGCTCCGAATAATTAAGCAGGTCTTTTGCATACATGTTTGGGAATATGAGTTGGATTACAACGAAGACCGAATAAAAGAATGCAGAAAGTGTGGAAAGATTAAGTGTTTGTAGCCCTGTCGTTTGACGGGGTTTTCTTTTTTGGAGAATAAGAAGTGGACAACCAACATCGCAAAATTAATACATATCGTGAATTAACTCAGGAAGAAGTTGATTTGATGAACGAGATCAAAGCACTTGGACCACAAATCCAATCAATCATTAAAAAAGTGCAAAGCCATGTTTCGACTCAGCGTTACAACTGTAAATGTGATGCTGGGCAACAGGTACACAATGTGGATGAATGGGATCGCCTAGAGGCTGCGACTCCTGAGCGTTTTGCTGCAATGGCTAAGACCGAGTTCCAAACTGGGTTGATGTATTTAGTGCGTGCGGTGGCTCAACCTACTGGATTTTAGGTGGTCTATGGACACAATCGAAGCGAAGAAGAATTTAAATGCTTTGTGCAATGAAATAGAAAAGCTTCAAAACCTTTCACGTAGTTTGATGACGGCAAAAGAAATGGTCGAAATTGACGCGAAGATTAAGCGACACAAAGACCAAGTGAAGAATATTAGAAGTAACCTTTATGCGTAATGCAAAGCGATTGAAGGCAATAAGGTTGTTGCCTTGCGTTAGATGTGGTCAGAGTCCTTCACAGGCTGCACACAGCAATTCAAGCAAACATGGCAAGGGTCGAGGGATTAAAAGTTCAGATATCTATACAATCTCCTTATGTGCAATTTGCCATGCTGCATTCGATCAGTTCAAACTAGGCACAAGACAAGAATCAGAAGCTTTGTTTGATCAATGGTTAGAAAAGACTGAATTGATGTTAAAAATAGATACAAATTCCGACAGTGTTTTTTAATTAAATCATGTGGTTATGATATAATTGTGCTTTATGATCGAGGTGTAAAATGATACTAATAAACTTTGGTTGGTGTGGCATAAAATTCAAAAGATCACATGAGTTTGGTAGATTAACAGAAGCCCCATTTTGGCAACTTAAATTCATTTTCTTTGAGTTACTGAAATTTCAAAAAGGTGCTAGTTCGCGCTTCATTAATTATGCATGGAATATGTATAACGACACTGAGCAGACAAAAGAATGGGTTGCTGAAGTCAAAGAGGCTAAAGACAAAGCCTACAATGAAGTGGAAAAGTACTATGAAGAAAAGTATGGGCGAAAGATCGAAGAATTAGAGAAGCGTAATGAATCACTACAGCGCCAATATTCACAGGTCTATTATGAGAAGCATGCACTACAGCAGACAATAAAAATAATCAATGGTGAAGAAGTTCGCCCCGATTTCCTTATGGGCGCGGATCCAAATTAGAACACGCCACCCACGAGTGGTTTTTTATTGCGAGGTCAAAATGGAATTCCGACAAGTTGTTAAGAACCATTGCGACATTGCACCAGTAACTAACTTTCTTAACGTAAATCATGCTAAAGCAGCGAGTGAAGGGAAGCCGTTAGTCGTATTGATTGCACCACAAGAGAAAGATCGTTCAAAGGCTCAAAACCGTTTGTACTGGATGTGGCTTAATCAGTGGGCTAAACGTCAAGGTACAGATAAAGACTATGAGCATCTGTTCTTCAAGAAGAACTTCCTAGCAAAAATCTATGATCGTGATGACGTTGGACAATACAAGAAAACATTCAAGGCGGTTAGAGAACTCAAGGATTCAAAGCATCCTCTCTATCAAGATGTAGCAAACGGTCTATGTGAGCTAATGAGCACCACAGATGCAAGTACTGCGCAGTTCACTGAATACCTTAACGACATTCATGCATGGTGCAACAAACAAGGGTGTTATTTGGAAACGCCTGATGATTTGAAATGGTGTTATGATTTGATTAAGTAATTAAACCAAGAATGGATTATAATGAATCAGATTAAGCCAAAACGTCTTGTGATAGTGTTTGTTCTATTCTTAATTTTTATTGCGGGCATTATATGTTTAAGGGTTAATGAGCTAATTGATTCTAGGGATTTAACTGTACTAACTACAGTTTTTTTGGTTGGTTCATTTATAGCTATTTTTTTTGAAAAAATATCTGAAATTACTTTGATTGGGAATAGTGTAAAACTTCAACAGATAAATGAGAAGTCAGAGCAACTGTTAGAGCAATTGCAAGTAGAGCACTTCAAATTAAGAATTGAGTCAGCATTTGCTGCAGACAACCTCTTTGGTGGTGATTCAGTTTTTACATGTAGAGCTAAATTGTTCGAAGTTGCCAAAGATATTAAGGATGCTGAGTTAGTAGAAAATGAAGAACTAAGGAATAAGATACTACCATTACTGAAATTACATACAGGTAAACATTTAGAGTTAGTTCAAAGATATGGGGCCAATTTAGAAGCAAATCCTTTAGTTAGCGTTGATGACCCAGAAGAAATGACAAAGGTAATCACAGACGAATTTGTTAATAGCGCTAAAATTAACGGGAAAACATCAAATATTGAAAAGTATAAAGAAATTATAAATAACATCAATTTATACCAAAATCTTCTTAATGCTAGTAAATGGTTTGAAAATTAGCTACAAAAGCCGCCTTAGGGTGGTTTTTTTATGGATATATTATGGATGAAAAAGATTATTTTTGGCTTACAAGAAAAAAAGAACCTAAAACTAAGTCCAAATCTAGACCACTACCTAAAGCTACTCAAAAGTACTTAGAGGCTGAAGAAGAATTTACTCAAGCTTTGGATAATCTGGAAATTAAGTACGAAAAGAAATTTCAGTTTAAATCTACAAAGCATTGGCGTTTTGATTTTCATTTAATTGAACATCACATATTAGTTGAAATTGCTGGTGGCCCTTGGTCTGGTGGTCGCAAGGGAAAGCTTTCTACAAAGGCATGGAGTTTGGATCGATATGATGTGGCTGAAGAAATGGGTTATACCGTGGTTCGTTTAGAAGCAGCACCTAGATTTAAGATTAATGAATCTGGACCCTTACAGATTCAGGCTCATTTTGCCAGTCAGTGGCTTAAAAACTTAAAGAGGCAAATTTTTAATGGATCAGATCAGACCATTCCCACCAACTGACTTTATTGACCAAGCTGAAGAAGAGGAAGCAATTCGTTTAATACCGGCACCAGACCTAAAGAAATGGGTTATCGCTAATTACTTAACGATTGGTGGACCACTTCATAACCCGGATCATGATCATATAGCTGAGCTACTTCACGACAATGAAGAGTTTTTAGCATTTGCTTGGGCTTCTTCTGCATATAAAAGCAAGCAGGCAATGGTATTAGGCCAGTGCGAAAAAGTAATGTTTAATGTTGGTGGCTGGCGTAAAGCTCGCCAAGAGCAACAAATGCGCGACTGGTTTGGCGCAGTTCCAACTTATTTAATTACTGTCGATGCTTCTTTCTGTGAGCGTGCTAATGATACTGAATTTTGTTATTTGCTTGAACATGAGCTGTATCACATTGGCGTTATGAAAGATGAAGATGGTGAAATCATCTATAGCGATAATACAGGCTTACCTAAGCACTATCTTGCAGGTCACGATGTTGAAGAGTTTATTGGTGTGGTTAAACGTTATGGACCAAGCAAAAATGTTAAGCGGCTTATTGAAGTCGCCAAGAATCCGTCGTTTGTTTCGGATCTAGATATTTCAAGATGCTGCGGAAACTGTGTAATCAACTGAGCCTTCGGGCTCTTTTTTTTGCCTTGTTTGTTGTACGTAGCTGTACGGAGTTGAATTTATGGCAGCACTAAAAGAGCCTGTGAAAATATTTATAGTTCAGTCTCTTGCTTGCCGTGATACACCTCAAGAAGTGGTGGAAAGCGTCAAACAAGAGTTTGATGTGGAAATTAGTCGAAGCCAGTGCCAAGCATATGATCCAACAAAATATTCAGGTCGTAACTTAAGCCAAAAATATGTAGAGCTTTTTGAGAAAACCCGAGATGAGTTTGACAAGGGGTTAATTGATATTCCAATTGCTAGCAAGTACTACCGATTAAAACAATATCAAAAACAACTTGAGCGAACGAGAAACGTCAAAACTGTTTTAAAGATTCTAGAGCAAGCTGCTAAAGATATTGGCGGTCAGTTTACTAATCGACAAGAAATAACAGGTAAGGACGGCGGACCAGTCCAAACGGTAAATGCTGAAGTTCCAGTTCCAATGGAAGATTACTTAAAAGCGCGGAAGGAGGTCTTAGATGAGTACTGATGCGGCTCGGGATAAAGCAATCCAGATCGAGGCGCAAGAAGATTTATATTTCTTCACAAGGTACATGTTTAAGGAGCGCCGTGGTTATAAATGGATGCAGAACTGGCACCACTTAGAAATCTGTGAAGCTTTGATGAAAGTTTATCGCGGTGAAACTAAGCGGTTAATTATTAACGTTCCACCACGCTATTCTAAAACAGAAATTGCTGTAATTAATTTCATGTCATGGTGTTTCGGTAAAAATCCAGACTCGGAATTTATTCATATCAGTTATTCGGCAATGCTTGCTGCTAATAATGCGTTTCAAGTAAGGACACTGGTACAAGAGGAAGCCTATAAGAAAGTCTTTCCGGACTTTACATTACGAGAAGATAGTAAGGCTAAAGACTTCTGGCGAACTTCTGAAGGTGGTGTCTGCTATGCAACTGGTACAGGCGGTACCATTACTGGATTTGGTGCGGGAAAACTTCGTAAAGGCTTTGGTGGCTGCATTATTATTGATGACCCACATAAAGCTCATGAAGCATCTTCTAAAACGATTCGTGAAGGTGTAATTGATTGGTTTCAAAACACCCTCGAGTCACGTACTAACTCACCTGATACACCGATTATCGTCATTATGCAGCGCTTGCATGAGGATGATTTAGCAGGCTGGTTGTTGGGAGATAGAAAGGAAGGTGTTCCTGTAGCGGGTGGTAACGGTGAGGTATGGGAGCATCTATGTCTTTCAGCTATTCAAGAAGATGGATCTGCATTATGGCCAGCAAAACACAATATTCAAAAATTGAGGCTAATGGAGCAAGCCGCACCGTATGTATTTGCCGGGCAATACCGTCAAATGCCATCACCGCCAGCAGGCGGTTTTTTTAAGCCTGACAATATTCAAATTGTTGATGCTTTACCTGCGGATGTATTGAAACAAGTGAGGGCTTGGGACTTTGGGGCAACTGAAAATGAAGGCGACTTTACAGTAGGTGTTCGAGAAGCACTAGGCGCAGATGGCTTTACATATATTGTCGATGTAACAAGAGGTCAGCTTGGGCCTGACAATGTTAATAAGCGTTTAGAACAAACAGCAAAGCTTGATGGGAAAAAAGTTTCTGTGCGTTTACCACAAGACCCTGGTCAAGCTGGTAAATCGCAAGCTAATTCATTTGTGAAGCTTCTTGCGGGTTATAGCGTAATAGCCCAATCAATTTCAGGTGACAAACTCACACGGGCACAACCATTTGCGGCCCAAGTTAACGTAGGAAATGTGCGTATGCTCAAAGGCGAATGGAATAAGGACTTTATTGATGAGCTTCGTCATTTTCCTAACGGTACACATGATGATCAAGTGGATGCAGCTTCAGATGCGTTTAATGAATTACATGAAGGTTTTGAAGCCTTCTTTGCAAAAATGGGATTTGCTCGATGAGTGACGTAACTTTTAAGCATGCAGAGTATGTAAAAAACGTAGGACTCTGGCAAAAAATTGATGATGTATGTGATGGTGAGGATGCTGTAAAAGAAAATCGTGAGAAGTACTTACCGAAACCTAACGCACATGATAAAACGCCAGAAAATGATGCAGCTTACTCTTCTTACCTGACACGTGCAGTGTTTTATGAGGTAACAGGAACCACGTTAAATAGCTTGGTAGGAGCAGCATTTGCAACGGATCCAAGTTTTAAGTTTACTCCTGAATTGGAACATTTAGAGCGAAATGCTAATGGTGCTGGTTTAAGTGCATATCAATTGGCTCAGACTGGTATCCGGCATTTATTGAAGCACTATCGTTGTGCTCTATACGTTGACTATCCAGACGTAATTCCGGCCAGAAATTTAAAGGAATATAAAGAGCAAAATTTTTATCCCATGATTCACTTATTGAATGCAGTTGATGTTATTAACTGGGATTCAATGATGGTTGGGAACCAGAAAAAACTCTGTTTAGTTGTTATCCGTGAGGTTGTTTCTACCCGTGGAGGTGATGGTTTCAGTAAAGAGGATCGTGAACAATTCAGAGTTTTGCGTTTAGAGCCAAATGAAAATGGTGATTTTGCTTATTCTGTTCAGATTTATACCAAAAATGACAAGGGAGAATATGAAGGCGGACCAAAAAAATTTCCAACTGATTACAGTGGTAAAACTTGGTCTTATATTCCATTCACTTTTGTCGGTGCGGTAGATAATTCTGAAGAAATTAAGAAGCCTCCATTACTTGCATTAACTAATCTAAATTTAGCTCATTATCGTGACAGTGCGGACTTCCAAGAGTCCGTTTTTTATATGGGACAACCACAATACTATGTGAGCGGAGTAAGCTGGCAATGGTTTGATGAGGCAAAAGCTCGAGGCATTTATGTTGGCGCTAAGGTTCTTTTACCTTTACCTGAAAATGGCAAAATTGGGATCGAACAAGCTAATCCTAACACTTTGGCGCGTGAGGCAATGAAAGATAAGTGGAGCCAAATGAAAGAATTAGGCGCACGCTTAATTGAAAAGGGTTCTGCTGCCAAAACAGCTACTGAAGCAAACAATGATGATGCTGTGCAGCATTCTGTTCTATCGCTATGTGTAGTGAACATGAATGAAGCGTTATCAATGGCTTTGCGATGGTGTGCCAAATACGTAATCGCAAATGTTGATGTTCTTAATAAAGACGATCTGATGTTTGAAATTAGTCAGGAATTCAGTAAACAGGGCTATTTAGCAGAACTTTCGCGACAACTCTATGAAGCAGCATTACAAGGACGATCTTCATTTAAAACTTGGTGGGAATATAACCAAACGGGAATGTTTCCTAAACAAAACTATGATGTAGAGATACAGAATGTTGAAGCTGAAAATGAAGGTACTTTAGGTCAAAAGGTAGAGTGAGATGGCAGCAGATATTAAAAAACTATTTGAAGCACTCACACAACACCAGGCTTATCTATATCGTGCCTCTTCGCAATCTGTAAATGAGTTGCTAGGTCTATTCAGTGAAGATACAAATGCAATGTTATCTAAGCTTCGAGATCTATTGGATGAACTTAATGAGTCGGAGAAAATAGCTTTAGCCGGTGGTAAATATACAACTTCAAACCTCAAGGAAATTAAGGATCTGATAGCCCAGTGGTTTGCTGGTGTGAATACAAGTTTGCCTGAAGCTTTTGTTATCTCTGCTACAACTTTGGCTGTTTATGAAGCTAATTATATGGCTAAGTTATACGGCAGTAAGATCAAAAAGCCCGATGGTGAAAAGCTTTATTCTGCAGCTAAAAAAGTGCCACTTACCGGCGGTGCGTTAGTGGATGATTTGCTATCTAAAATTGCTGAAAGCGCTCGGCAAAAAGTTGAATATGCAATTCGCGACGGAATAGTTACTGGTAAAACGAATCAGGAAATTATTCAGCGTATACGTGGTACCAAACGGCTTAATTATGAGGATGGTATTTTAAATGGTACCAAGTCTGATATAGATCGTACGGTTAGAACAGTACGAAGCCATGTTGCCAATCAAGCCTATTTAACTAGTTATAACAAGATAGGCTTTGAATATGTCCGATTTGTTAGTGTTTTAGATGGTCGAACTTCTAAGTTATGCGCATCTCTGGATGGTTCAATTTGGGAAATAAATGATCCAGCCAAGCGAGTACCGCCGTTGCATCCGCATTGCCGAAGCATCTTAGTGCCAGTGGAAAAAGACGGAGAGTTAAGTGGTCAACGTCCATTTGTAATGGATGAGCGACGAGTTAAAGACATTCCAAAAGATGAGCGTAGTCAATTGATTGGAAAATTGGACGCAAATACCAATTTCAAAGAGTTCTTCAACAAAACAGATGAATTTTTCCAGAAAGAATGGTTAGGGCCGAAGCGTTACCAGCTCTACAAGGAAGGTAAATTTGATTTTGATAAGTTCTTTGATCCAGAAGGGCGGTTATATACATTGGACCAACTACGAAAGTTGGATGAGCAGACATTTAAAGAGTTGGGATTATGAGTATTAGTCCAGAATTTATCTTTGTTTCAATTTTCGTTGTTAGTGGGCTTATCTACTGGCAAAGAAAAAACCACTTTAAAGATTACTTAAAGCGGAAACGCTAATTAAAATTTCAACCATAGCACCTTCGGGTGCTTTTTTTGTGAGAAGAAAATGTCTAAAAAGCTATTAGCTTTATCAATGGTTGCTTATATTGGCACCAAATCAGTTCTAGCAATGCCTATGTCACGTGGTGAATACAATGAATACCAAGGGTGGCAAATTCCTGAAAATGAAAATCCAAGTGATCAAGGTTATTTAATTGAATACAAAGATGGTGGCAAAGCTAATCATCCGGATCATAAAGGATATATCTCTTGGTCGCCAAAAGATGTATTTGAACATTCATATCAACCTGATTGTGTTCAAAATGTCGTTTTTGGAAGTGAAATTCATAAAGATGATAACGGCGTTACCGTAAGTCACAATGAAACTGTTAAAACTCCTGAGGGTGAACAGTTACTGGAACCAGGTCATTTTTATGATGTGTTAGCTGGTGAAACACTAACTCCAATTCAATTTCAACTTGGTCCAGTTAACGAAGTAGGAGTTAATGGCATCACGAATGAAGCGTTGCTTGCGATTGTTTTACATCGTTTACGTGTTCTAAATGAAAAGTTCCCTTGCCGTGAAAATTCACTCGCGATTACGAATATTGAACAAGGTCAAATGTGGCTTGAACAACGCACTCGAAATCGACAAAAACGTGGTGTAGAAGGCTACAACATTGCATAAATAACTCATTGAAATAGAGCGTCCTAAGGGGCGCTTTTTTATTGCTTGCTGAAAGCGGAAGCAAACAGCGAAACGAGTGGAAACTCAACAATTAATGGTGGAAACCTATGAAACTTAAAACAGTAATTATTGAAGGTAAGACTTACGCAGTAATCAATGAACAAGGCCATCCTGTTTATGTTCATGATGATGGGAAAGAAGTCGGTTTTGATGCACCACGTGCAATTTCGAAAATTGATGAGCTGGGGAATGAATCTAAAAACCATCGTCTTGCTAAAGAACAAGCTGAAGCAAGTTTAAAAGCATTTGAAGGGATTGATGATCCAGCTGCGGCCAAAAAGGCAATCGAAACTTTAAAAAACTTTGATGATAAGAAACTTGTTGATGCAGGTGAAGTCGAAAAGGTTAAAGCAGAAGCCATTAAAGCTGTTGAAGAAAAGTACGCACCAATCGTTAAGGAGCGTGATGACTTTCAAGCCCAACTGCATAACGAACTTATTGGCGGTGGTTTTGCTCGTTCTAAGTACATTCAAGACAACCTGTCTGTGCCTGCTGACTTAATCCAAGCTCAATTCGGGAAAAATTTCAAAATCGAAGAAGGCAAAGTCATTGCATACGGTCCAGATGGACAAAAAATCTTTTCACGTGCACGACCTGGTGAAGTTGCTGATTTTGATGAGGCATTAGAAAGCTTGGTCGGTGGATATCAGTTCAAAGATTCAATCCTTAAGCCAAGCCAAGCTAGCGGGGGAGGTTTTCAAGGTAAAGGTGGTCAAGGTGGCGTAACTGCCAAATCATTAGCAGATTGCAAAACAGAAGCCGAAAAAATTGCATATCTCAAACAAGTCGGCGAGCAAAATTAATTTAGGAGAAATTCCCCATGCCTTTTGATTTACAGGTATTTAATAAACAAACTTATGTGTCAATGACAGAAACAGTGGCACAAGACGTTAATAAGTTTAACGAAGCCTCACAAGGGACTATTGTTCTTCTCAATGAGCCTTTCAATGGCGACTTTGACTTAAAAGCTTCCTTTAAAGCCATTCAAGGTCTAGTTCGCCGTCGTAATGCTTATGGTAGTGGTACGGTTGCATCTAAACGACTTGAACAAATGCTTGATGTCGCCGTGAAAGTTGCTGCGGGCACACCACCAATTGAATATGAAGTGCAGCAATATCATTGGATTCTTCAAAATCCAGAATTAGCAGCATTAACCATCGGTGAGCAACTTGGCAAAGCTAAAATTGCGGATATGTTGAATGCAGGTATTCTCGGTACCGTTTCTGCAATTTCAGGTAATACGGCAGCAGTAGAAGGTGACGGAACTGCTGATCCAAGTTTCCGCTTGCTAAATAAAGGTGCTGGACGAATGGGTGATCGTTCTGGAGCTTTACGCTCTTGGATCGTTCACTCAACAACTATTCACAACCTTTATGACAACGCCTTGGCTAACACTGAACGATTATTTAATTATGACGGTGTGAATGTAATTCGAGATCCATTCGGCCGCGTTTTTGTCATTACTGATTCGCCAGCTCTTGTTGGTGATAAAGCAGGTACACCTTACTTCAACTCTTTAGGCTTGGTCGAAGAAGCTATCGTAATTAAAGATAATAAAGACTTTAATGCGGAATTGGTGCCAACAACTGGTGGAGAAAATCTTAAGTATACATATCAAGGTGAATGGACTTATGGCGTTGGTGTCAAAGGCTATGCATGGGATATGGCAAACGGCGGTAAATCTCCAAATGATGCCTCAATCGGTACGCCAACAAACTGGGATTTAATTGCTAGTTCAATTAAAGACACTGCAGGTGTTTTGGTTAAATCAAAATAAATTCTTAGCCCCTATTTAGGGGCTATTTTTTTGGAAAAATGAAATGAAAGCAAAATCAAAAAAAATCTATTTTACAAATGATTTTTCGGTTGTAAATGTAAACAAACTTCAAGGAGAAGGCTGGGTTTTAAGAAATGCGCGCTTAGCTGCTGCTGACACTTCAATCGAGCCAGCAGATGAATATGGTGGTGATGTTCCTCTTCACTATAAACGTTCATCTGGTGCGCTTGCTAAAGTAGATGTCGCTGTGGGAATCACACCAGAGCTGCAAGAGGTCATTGATGAAACAAAAGCCGAGTGTATTAAAGTGACGGAAGAAAACACTCAACTTAAACAGAAAATCGAAATCTTAGAACAAGCTAGTGGTGATAGTTCGGAGTTAATTTCTGAAAATTCACGT